GGGTAGGATTGAAGACTTATACAAACCTGCATATCCAAAACATCCTAGTACTATATGGGCAGGTGAAACAAGAAACAATTTTGTTTGGTTGCTTGAACATGGCAATGAAATAAATAATCAATATGAAATACGACATGGTAAAAAACATAAGTCAAAAAGAATACTTGACATCATACAAGACAGATGTTATGATAAAGAAATTCCAATAGTAATGCATAAAGATTATATAACAACACCGCCACAATGTATGCCAGATGAATACAAACATGAGGATTATGTAACTGCATACAGAAATTATTACAAGGGTGCTAAAAGATACTTTGCTAAGTGGGATAAACTAAACAACAAACCAGATTGGTGGACAGAATGAGTTTGATAAACGCAGATAAATATATTGAAAGATTACGACAGACATTGAAAGATACAAAGTCTATTGGTGTAAATAAATTATCAGCAACAGAGAAGTATGATTATCTTTCTAATAGATGTAGTGATATCATAAGAGATTATGATGAGGAATATAAACAATCAATAGAGGAGTTATGGGATGAGCAAGGAAGAAACGAAGACAAAACCTACGAGAAACAAGATAGTTAATTGGACTATCAATATCAAGTGGGACAATGGTACTTATGAAAATATATCTTGTATGAACAATGAGACTGCTCAGATAGTAGATGATTTTCTAAGTGAACTAGAAGATGAGAGGGCTAAGTTAAATGGTGCAGAATAAAAATAATATATTAAAATTCAAACCCAAGAAACCTAAACCTATGAAGTATTGGTTATGTGAATTCTTCAAGAGGTATGGTGAGGATGAGAATACATATCATTATATTTTTTCAGATAAGAATATAAAAGATATGAAGTACAAAGGTAATGGTGATGACCATAAGATACTATCACAATTCTTTTTACAAAAGATAACACCATTAGCAAAAGAAGGTTCAAGTTATTGGACTACTGATGGGATGTCGCTTGTAAGATTTGATGGTATGCAAGAAGTTAAACCTATTGAGTTTGATATACTTAGAAAAGTTAGAGTGTATGTCAATGGGGACTTCTTACCTTTTAAACAATAGGAGGATAAATGAAAACAGAAAAAGAAGTAAGAGAAGAATATAATCAGATGAGGAATGATGACCCTGCATTTGCTGAGTGTTGGAGTGATGATGACCATGATTTCTATGAATGGTGTTCGGGTTATCTTGATTATAAACATATAACAAGGAAGGGAAAATGAAACTAAGAAATCCTATGGCAAAAGAGTTGAGAACACCTAAGTATAAATCTAAGGTGGTTGAAAACAAAAAGAAAAAGTTAGAAGATGATGACAAGCATTGGATAACACATGGCTATGAAGGTACAGAAATTTTAGTCAAGGGTTCTGATATTCACAATGTACTTGATGAAGATGTGGATGAAGGATTGTTTGGTGAAACTGATGAGAGTTTAGTAGCCCGATTTAAAAAAGAAACAGGAGGTAAAGTAGATGAGTAATTTAAAACAAGTTGAGGAAACAATTAGTGTTGATATAAATATTAAACACTATGGATTTTATCATAGTGATGAACACTTTGGAAATGTACATAAACCTTATGCAGATTGGGTTGTTAAAAAAACTGGTATAAAAAAATGGGAAGATTATTCTTCTGGTATGTGGACAACAGATGTTGAAATGATGGATGATTGGATTGAAGAAACTAATCAACCTTATGAAACATTATTTTCAGAAAAAGATGATGGTATTTATATTGTAAATAAAAATTGGAAGGAGGATAAATGAGTGAAGATAAAAGACCAAAGATAACTATTGCGTGGGGTTCAGATTGTGATATAACAAAAACATATATCTTTGAGAACGAAACACAAAAAGCTTTTTTTATGAAGGGAGTAGATGAAGCTAATGGTTGGATGCAATATACAGAGGTTGAGCAAGGACATGAAACAATCTCGTATGAACAAACAAGTGAACCAAAAAATAGACTGGAACAAATGGCGACATTGACAGACCCAGTATCACCAGAATGAGGTGTAAAAAAGATAATAAAATCAATGACTTACAAGGATAATAAATGAAAAATTATTTACTTGCAATTCATAAAAAAGTATGGTATAATAGTAGGTTATTCGTATGTTAAATATAATAGTTTATTTTCTGTTAATACTTATGTGGAGTTTTATTATCACAGCAACATTTGGATTAATATAATATGATAAAAAATATATGTGCAGGTTTGTTAATCTTATGTCAATCGACATTTGATTTTCAACAAGACTTTGAGTATAGTAATAACAAAGAGTTTATAGAGGGAGTAAAAAATTGTGCGTTGTATTACAATGCAGACTTACCTTCTGAAAAAAGAATACCTATAGAAATAATTGTAGGTCAAGCTTCTTTAGAAAGTGATTGGGGTAAGTCAAGATTTGCAATACAAGGAAACAATTTATATGGTATGCGTCAGTATGATTTAACTGAACCGCATATAAAACCATTAAAAAATCCAGACGCAAACTTTGGATTAAAAATATATCCTACAAAATGTTTATCAGTTGTAGATTATATTGAAACACTACTAACACATAGAAGTTATGATGAGTTCAGAGAAAAACTTTATAACATGTGGATAGTAGATGAGTATGATATATTTTTATTAACTGAAATGTTGTATAACTATTCTGCAGATAAACATTACGCAGGTAAGTTAAGAGATACAATATTATATATAACTGAAAGGGGTTATTTAGATGGCAGGGAATAAAAAGTTTGATATTGATTTAAAGTATGGACAGATACGAGAACAAAAAGTTAAAGAAATGTTTTCTAAATGTCAGATAGAAGTCAAGTCAGAAAGAGATTGGTGGCAGAGGACAGGGAACATTGCCATTGAGTATGAGTATCGAGGGAAACCAAGCGGTATTTATGCAACGACAAGTGACTATTGGTTTCATAGATTAGAGTTAAAAGAAAAAGAATTTTGTACACTTGTTTTTAAAACAGACATTCTAAAAAAGATTGTTGATAGTTACAAAGATAAGTTGACAAAAAATGTGGGCGACAACAAAGCAAGTAAATGTGTATTAATACCTATAAAAGAAATATTTCGAAAGGAGTTTTATGACAATGTTTAAAGAAATAGAACAGGTAAAAAAAGAAATACAAGAACACGAAGGGTTCAGAGATACTATATATAGTGATTCATTAGGATTCGCTACTATAGGTTGGGGTCACCTCGTAAAAGACACCGACCATTTTGAGGAAGGAGTTGCCTACTCAAGAGAGGAGTTGCAAAAAGTTTTTGATGAAGACTTTGATTTAGCATGGGCTAATGCAAATTCTTTAGTCAAAGAAAGATTGACAAACACAGACTTCGAACTACTAGATATAGACAGAAAGATGAAAGTCATATCTATATTTTGTAACATGTGTTTCCAATTAGGCAAGGCGGGTGTAAGTAAGTTCAATAAGATGTTTGAAAACATTGCCAAGTTAAATTTTGAAGGGGCGAAACTTGAAATGTTAGATAGTCGTTGGGCTAAACAGACACCTAGTCGTGCCGAATATTTATCAAATAAAATGTCGCAGGTATAAAATAAATTTATTTTTGCCTTGCTTTCGACACAATTATATGATATAATATGTTTAATTTAAATAAATTAGTTAACTATGTTAAAGATTATTAATAGTTATTATTATAATATTAATAATAATATATATAAATATCTTAATAGAGTTATGACTATGTTTAAAATAAATTTAGCACTTGACTTTGTTTTTGTTTTGTGCTATAATACAAACTTCAATAAAAAAATAGGAGGTATATATGCCAACAGTTGAAGGAAAAGCATATTGGGCTAGTGTGACTAGACCTAATACAACATTCGAACCTGTATATCAAATCGACTTAGCAGTTGACGATAAAACTGCAGAGGATTTTAAAGGTAAGGGTGTTACAGTTAAACAAGATGATAGAGGTGCTATCATTAAGTTTAAAAGAAAAGTTGCTAGGGCGGATGGGACTAAAAATCCTATGCCGAGACTAGTGGACTCTGCAAAAAATCCTATTGATGTTTTAGTAGGTAATGGTTCAAAGGTTAAAGTTTTATACAAACCTTTTGAATGGAAATTTGCAGGTAAATCTGGGACAAGCTTAGACTTACAAGCAGTTCAAGTAATTGACCTCGTACCATATGGCGAAGACTTTGATGTCTCGGATGGTTATGTTGCAGAAGGTAACAACGAGGAATTTTAAATAACTAAAACAGGGGGCGACATATGGACAAATCTACATTTGTAAAGTATCATGTCCCCTGTTCTAATTGTGGAAGTAGTGATGCAAGAAGTATTAATGATGATGGCAGTAGCTATTGTTTTTCTTGCACCACTTTCTTCCCAAATGATACAGGGATAAATCAACAACAACAAAGGGGCGACATGCAAACAGCAGAAAAGATAACAGACTTAAGTTATCATCAAGGTTCTTTATCTGCGATAGCGGATAGAGGAATTAATTCAGAGACTTGTAAGAAGTATGGAGTTAAGGTTAT